CACGAGGGGCCATCCTGAGTCTACAACTTACCACATAGGATGTGATAAGCATAGCTCACGCGCGCACAGTCATATCCCGCGAGGAAATATGGCTTACGCACGTACAAGAACCTCTAAATCGGAGTACAGCGGCTCTGGCAATCTCTTTTGGAGAGAAACCAGTGACACTCCTACCCCACTCTTTAAAGCTAGAGTGGCGTCGGGTGAGCTGATCTGTAACGATTATGAATCCGGTGTCTACAACGTCCAAGGTCCTATCGGCTCTGATGCCGTAACGGGTTTCCATTTGACGAAGATTACTGGTGGCGTTCCGCCTACCATTGACATCGGGTACACAACCACTGCAACAACGCGACAGGAAACCAATTCGCCTACAAAATGGGCTACTGGGTCACCTGCCTCCAGAATTGCAGCGATCTACCAAAGATGTGGATCGAACAGTCCTCCGGGACCAGACGACGAGACGTGGGCAGAAGCCCATACAAAACTCTCGGCGGATTTGAATACAGGGATTTCCAGTATTCTGGTCTCAGCTGCTGAATTGCCAAAAACTGTGAAAATGATCAACAAGGCGCTTACTTACTTGCGCAATCCGTTGATCAACGCGAAGAATAAACTTCGTCTTACGCGGGCACAGATGAGGACTCCAAGTGGTCGAAAGGCTGCTCTGGATATGGCAGAACAGGATTGGTTAGAGGGACGATACGGTTGGCGCCCGTTTATCTATGACGTCATGTCATGGGTAGAAGCGGGAAAATCCAAGTATTCCGATCGTCGGACTGTAAAAACTGCCGTGCAAAAGCTCGACCCACCGCCGTACACTGCCATTAGGAAGGGTTCGTCAAGGGGTCTAACTGTAGCCGGTACCTCAGTTTGGAAGGCTGAATTTGTTGCCTCCTCTGGGCAGACCGCAGATTTTGGGGTAAACCTCTCTCAGTTCGCAAGAACCTGGGGGGCCCTTGATGTCGTCGGAACAGGCTGGGAACTTATCAAGTTCTCATTCATCCTGGATTGGTTTCTCAACCTTGGAGATACCTTAAAGGCATTACAGGTCTATGCCTTAATTGATGAACGTATCGGCTGGAATAAAATCACCAGCATCGGTACCATCACTACGACCTACACGTATCCGGCTCTTGGCCTATATGGGAAATATCTTGTTGATGGTTACACCAACTATCAGAGTATCCCCACTGTAGAGCGAGGTCAGATGACTAAACGCATGCGCGTTGATAGTTTCCTGCCGAATTTAGGCTGGACATTCAACGTTGACTGCGGTAAAACCCTCGACTTGCTAGCGATTATACACCAGCTTTATAAGGGTGGATCGCGGCGACCCTAAGGAGATTTTATGGCTACCATTACAGTGTCAGTTGACGCTGTGGACCATGTGTTCACTACCGATTCTGCCGTGTCTACGGATGCGACTAAATACGGTTATCAGAATTCGACACTTGTAGTGCCTCGGCACTTGTTGTTGAAGCGGGTTTATCCCAAACGTACGAAGACCTACATTGGTAATGCACGCAACGAGGTACGGCTGAGCTTTATTGACGAGGAAACCCGTCATGCTTTGTCCATATTTCGTCTCGACGTGTCTCGCCAAGCAGACTTCGACGCAACTGTCTTCGCTCTCCAGCGAAAGATTATGGCGTCCCTCATTATGGATTCCGAACTGGATGGGTTTTTCACCACTCTGGGTCTTCCTTAATGATTGAGAGACTGTTGGTCCTTCTTACGCGTACGGCGATCGGAACTCTGATCGCGTTCGTTCTTTCTTCGATGGTGACAATCGTTTTAGCATGGAGTCTCTATAATGCAACCTGCATTACAAATGTCCAGCTCGCCTCGGGTCAAGACTTCGACCCATACGAGGAAGGTCAATTGGAACAAGCCGGACATCACAGTCCAGCTAACAGGAAAACATCTCGTTGAGATGTTTCTTGCTTTGTCCTCAAGCCTCATCGTCGACGGCAACACTTTCGCCCTAACTAGGGTTGAAGATATACCGGAGGCGATTAAACACCATACCCGTTTTGCGAACCTTTATCGAGATGTTACAACGTCTCCTGTGCCCGGTGCTGAGAGTATTCAACAGTACTTTAGGCACGCGCAGATGGCAGCGCTTCTGAAGAAGGTGGAATTTCCACTTTTCGAGGATGCGTGCGCTTCAAATGCGTTGGAGAAATGGTTCGCGGCTGAAGAAGGGTGCAAGGAAATGAATCGGATTTGCATGGAAATCCTTAACCATGCTCACTCGAACAAGCACCCCGAATTGGCAGCGTTGTTCGTCGGATTGAGAGCCGAAATTTTGGCTCTTGTGGGGGCAAAACCTCCTGCCGATGAGGCATTAGCGAATGGTTGTGGATTCGGTCCTGGTGCCGATGCTTCGCACGTCCGTTCGGAGGGCCATGCTGCTTTTAAACAGCTCGGTCATTCTGTGCTTACAGAGCATGATATTGTCGCTCTGGAAGATACAGCTCCGTCTCTTTTGGCCACTGGCGGAGATCCTCTCCGCGCTATGGTCAGCGGCGTGCAAAGTGTTTGTGCCAGTTACTGTGAGGCGCGTTTAGAATTTGTCCCGAAAAGCTGTGAAGAACACAGGACGATCGAGATAATGCCATCACTTAGCACATATCGAGCCAAAGGAGTAGACGCTTTCTTTCGTCGCCAATTACGGGACGTTTGGGGCATCGACTTATCTGATCAGATGCCTAACCGGCACCTGGCTTTTCTGGGCTCATTGCGGGACGATGATGACTCTCCAGTCACTCTCGACCTGTCTAGTGCCTCAGATAGGATTAGCATGGGCGTAATTCGCCTACTGTTTCCTGTCGAGTGGTGTAAGCTCCTGTTTGGGCTACGCGCGAAAACCGTGCGGATGCCTGATGGGTCGCTTCTGGAACTCCAGAAGTTCTCATCCATGGGCAATTCGATCACGTTTTCCCTTCAGACTATTATTTACTCAGCTATCATTTTGCACACCTATAAGGGTGCGGGGTTGAGGTGGAAGAAGTGGAGAGCGTATGGAGACGATCTGATCGTATTAAAGAGAGCGGCTCCCGCCGTTATCAAGGCACTTGAGCTATTAGGTTTTAAGCTCAATCACGATAAGTCCTTTACTTCTGGACCATTTCGTGAGTCGTGCGGTCATGATTATTTCTCGGGGCAGAACGTCCGTCCTTTCTACATCAAAAAGCCGATACGTTCCGTGTGTGACATCAACAAGTACGTCAATGTCATGCAATCCGTTGCAGTTCGGTCGCCTATTCCGGCGAGTGCTTATCGCGGGTTATTTTCTTACCTGCTACAGCTGATCCCTAAGGAATCCTTCCTTGTGGGGCACCCTGCATACGGCGTTGAGGCCTGTTTATGGTCTCCGTATTCGGTTGTTCCGTCAAAGATTTTGATGGAACGGGCTGTGTTGACTCGTATCCCTGAATATATCGGGTACAGGGTCGCATTGCTTAATGGAGCTGGTGACTCAGTCGTCCAACTTCGGAAAACGGCGAGAAAAGTGGTCGACCTCCGTAAGGAGCCGACTCATTTTACGCCGTCTACGTTGAAGGCATGGATTGAGCATACCAGGCTACTAGAGAGTGCCGCAACCTTGGAGGTTGTCGGAGTGCGTGACGTGCGGGAGGCACCAACTGGTGTTACCGCTGTCGTTCTTAGGAGGCCGGGGAAACCCGGCCTTTCGCCTTTGAGCGAAGATGAGGTAAGCAAGCTTTTGGACCCAATTTTGGCCCGATGTTAACCTCCTTTCTAGCCATAACGGG